TGCGCGATTCGCTGGCCGGCGATTACGCTGTTAGAGCAAAGATTCAAAAATACCTGCCACCGCCGCCGGGAATGAACACCATCGGCACCCATGACATCAATGACATTCTTGGCATGAGCAGAAAGGGTATCCAGTCACGCTACTCGCATTACGCGACGTTCGCTGAATGGCCTGAAATAGTTCAAATGACAATCAATGCTATTCAGGGTCTCATACATGAGAAGCCACCGACTGTCGTGCTGCCGACTGAGCTTCAGTACCTTGAGGACACGGCAACGCCAGCCGGTGACAACCTGAACGAGCTATGGGAGACCATGACTCGCGAGACCTTCTCAACCGGCCGTATTGCCTTGCTTGATGAGATATTCGATGACCTGACCTACATCTGCCCCTATGTCGCTGAATCGGTCGTCAACTGGCACGTAAAGCCGAAACTCCTCGGTGGCGGGCCAACTATGGTCATTCTCCGTGAAACGCACACCACGCCAAAGCCTGAAGATGACTTCGAGCATGAGGAAGTGACCGCCTACCGTGAGCTTAGGCTGGCTCAGCAGGTCAATGAGTCTGGCGAGCCCATTGGTGAGCCGGTCTACCGGGTTCGCATCTGGGAGGCTCCTGAGAATAAAGACCCGCGCATTGTCGTCAATGAAGACACTGACGAAAGCGGTTGGATAGTGCCTCAATTCTTTGGCCAAGCATGGGCTGAAATACCTATCACCATCAACAACACTGAAGACCGCACTTGGAAGTATGGCGCGATCCCGCTGATAAGTGCTGCCCGCAGAGCTATAAGTATATTCCGCAAGACGGCTGACTACTTCCGGGCGCTGTACAACAAGGGCGACCCTCAGGCTATTCTGTTCGGAGTATCGAAGTCAGAGGTTCCAAGCACGATTGGCGGCTCAATGATCTGGGCCTTCGAGGACGCTGATGGCTCAGCTATGTATCTCGACATCGACGGCCAAGGAATACCGCTTCAGCGGCAGGCTATTGAAGACCAGTACGCGCGATTCGCTCAGGAGACTGGCCGGCTGATCGACTCAAGTGACACCGAGGGCGTCAAATCTGGCGAAGCACTGCGACGTGAAGCCGCCGGCTCTCAGGTGACGGTTAAGTCGATCGTCATTAACGCCGGCGCCAGTATGCAGGCTCACTTGAGGCGAATGGCTAGGCTGATGGGCAAGTCGCAATCGGTCATTGACGCAATTGAATTCACGCCAAACCTCGACTTCAGCGAGCCGCTAATGAGCGGTGAGGAGTTCATGAAGTATGTCTTGGCTAAGAACGCCGGCGGGCCGTTGAGCTGGCAGACCATCCATGAGATCGCCAGACGTCACAAGATCACTGACAAGTCGTTCGAGGACGAGGAGGCTGAGATCGAAGCCGAAGGGCCAAGCGACGCCGAGATTCAGCGCGAGCTAGATCAGGAGGTAGCGCTTGAGGCAGCGAAGTCAGCCGGCGGCGACAATACCCAGAATGGGAACGAAGATACCCAGAATGGAGGTAACGCCGCACCGAATAGCGGTAAACCGGGAAAGAAAGTACCGCCAAAGGCGAAGCCCGCTGAAGGGAAGTAATACATGGCCACCGCTGCCGAACGCCTCAGTGATGCGCTCATCAGGCATCAACATGACATCGAAAGCCTCAAGAAAGGCACGGCAAATGAATACGTCAAGAAGCTGCGACGCGAGGACGCCGCTCTGGTCGCGGCTCTACTTCTCGCGCTGGACAGCTTCGGTGAAACCGGGGATGCGGCAGCCCGGAAGATCAAGCGACTCGAAACCCTCATCGACAACCTACTCAGTGACCGCCGCCAGCTATGGGTTAAGATCAGGGCAGACGCTCAAAGTGACCTGAAGCAAATTGGCCAGATGGAAGCCGCAGTTGCTCAGGAGCTTTTCGAGGAATCGGTTGGCCTTGACGAATTTACGCTCCCAGCCCTTGCAGCAGCGGTATTCCTTCCCGCGACCCGTGATTCAGTATGGCTGGGGAGGACGACAGCGGAGCATCTGAAGCTACTTGAACTGAAGGAGCGCAGCACGATTGCGCAATCAATACGCCGTGGCGTATTTGAGGGCATGACGTCAGGTGAGATTGTGGCATCAATTCGAGGAACCCGTGGATTCGGCATGGCTGACGGCTCACTCCAAGCCACGCGCAATGGACTAAGCGCCCTGATGGCGACCGCCGTGGTCAACGCTGCCACCACTGGTCAGGCTCTAGCCTTCAAGGAGAGCGGCGTTATCACCGGCCTGATCTGGGTCTCAATACTCGACGGTCGGACAACGATTCTTTGTCAAGGCCGCGACGGGCTCGGAGTACCGATCACTGACGACTTCCCGAAGGACATACCGCTGCTCTCTCCACCAAGCGCACGACCGCCGGCTCACTACAATTGCCGCTCTCAAATGGAGCCGACACTACGCGACATGGGCATAGTCAAGCCTCACCGGGTATTCGTCACTGATACGCGCACCAACTCAAAACGCCGAATTGACTTCCGGGCTGAAGCAAAGACCCGCGCCGGCGCCTCATGGTCTGGTCTCACTGAGCGTCAGCGTCGACGTCGGATACGGACGATCGCAAATGAATGGGCCGCTGCCAACATCGGGACGATAGCGCCGAGGGCGACATACTCAGAGTTTTTCGCGCGGCAGCCTGAATCATTTCAACGTAACGTACTTGGCCCATCACGCCTGAAGCTGTACAAGGACGGCGGGCTTGATATTTCAAAGTTTGTGGACTTTACTGGCAAGCAACTGACACTGGAAATGCTCAAGGGAAAATACCCGACAGCATGGGATAAGGCGGGACTATGAGAATATACGGCGCGCAACGGGCTCCATACTGGGAAGCAGACGGAAAGATAGTCTGCACGATTACGCGGGCCGCATCGACGTCCATAAACCAATCAATGACGTCAGCAAGACGCCGCGAGGAGGGCAGTAATCCGAGGTCTATTGACGCAGCAAAAGCAAGGAAAGCTGAGGGCGCTGAGGTTCATGCTTGGGTTCGCGAGCCACTGGACAGGCTAGCCTCAGCCTTTTTGTATTTTGGCAGGAGAGACCCGTCATGGTTTGCTCAGTATGTTCTCGCCAACATGAATATCCACTGGCAGCCGCAAATTGAGCAATTAACCCTTGATGGCTCGTTGTTCCCGACGCACCTTCACCGCTTTGAAAACCTGAACAGCGAATGGAGTAACGTATTTCCAAGCGTCCCATTAGGTAAGGCAAGGGTGAGCTTTGAGCGTCAATCGTGGGCCGATATTAGAGATCAGATGACACCGGCAGAAGTCGCCGGAATCATCGCCAAATATGCCGCAGATACAGCATTTTATGAGGCGATATCATGAGAAAACTAGACCATAACTTCAGGACGAGTCTCAGCGCGAAGGCGGTAGTTGGCCCAGATGTCACGTTTGTCCGCAACTCGCCGGGCGTTGTCAGGACATCGGGGCTCAGGTGGGAGTCGAAGCTGCCGGCTGGGGCCATGCGCTTCAAGGACGCAACGATAGTCAGGAACCAACTCGCTGCTCCGCTCGACCTCACTGATGTATCGTGGAGCCGAACCGGGATGGCGCTTCCAGTGAAGGACGCCGAGGATCATCTTGGTAACGCGAATTCAGCATGGACGCTCACAGACACGGCCGGCGCGAGCGTCCACGCAATTGCCGCGCAGGTTTCAGTTGACCCGCTGGTTGTTACTGGCGCTGAGGGTAACAACGGTTATCGGCAGATCAAGTTGAAGGCGGGAACCAAGCGCTATGTATCAATCGGCTTGGAAACCACGGCTGATGTCACCAGCCCAGTATTAGCCTGTATCTTTGACCTTCAGGACGGGGTAGTAACGGCAAGCAACGTTCAAGACGACAGCGGCGGCGTCGGCTTGGCGCAACGGATACACATTAGGCAACTTGATAATGGATTCTGGCACGTTGGGGTTAGCGGACACTGGTTTGACATTGAGCCGTTCGGTCTGGCCATAGGGATATCAAATGGCCCAAGCTGGGTTGATGCCTCATACACTGGCGACGGCAGCGGGACGATTATCGTCAATGAGCCGCATCTATTCACTGATGCCTCACTAAACGAGTCGACGCTGCAACCGTTCACTGATTCATACAAATACACCTCAGTGAAGCCAAGGCCCATATACGGTGGATACAATACGTGGCAAAACCTCGTTGACAACGGCCTTCCTGAGCTTGGCTACTATGGCGGCAACTTCACTGAGCTATTCGGCGACGGTCAGCGATTAGCGGTCAAAGCGCCGCAGGCAGTCCAGACGCCACCTGACCCGTACAGTTATCCGAAAAAAGAACATAAGGGCATGAGGTTCATTGTCACCAATGGTCGGAACGTGGTCGATAAATAGCTTTACAATGGCGGGCCACCGCCATATTTCCAATCATTGACTATCAGCTTCTACGTGACGGACATTCGGGTTCCGACTAACAACAAGATCGCGCAGTTGTTTGGATGGGGCGAAACGAACGGAGACCTTGACATATACCTGAGCGACGTCGGCCCGGATGGCCGCGTTGTTAGGACGGTTGACTACGGAGATTACGCCTCACAGATTAAGTTCGGCGTCGGCATTGATGGCCCAGATACCGCTGATTTCACTATCTCAGGCTTTCAGATTGAAGAAGGCAGCGAGGCGACGGCGTTTGTAGCGAATGACTCATACGCTTATAACAGTGGAGCAATATCACTTATTGGGCCACCGGCTCCGGTTAAGGGACTGTTGATCGAGCGCCAAAAGACCAATATCTGTCAGAGGTCATTGCGTCCATTGGATGCGCCGTGGGTTAGAAGCACCGCCCTGAGCGCGCCGGGGCCGTACCCGCCCGGCAGCTTTCCTTATGA